CTAAGAAGACACAACTTACCGCTACATTTGGTCTGACTGATACAAATGTTTCTGTTGCTGATACTACAGTCTTCACTACATTTGAAGGTATCACGACTTCTAGAGGTTACGCTCTTTTGAATAATGAAATTATTCGTTATACCAACGTCAGTTCTACTAGTGCTCCTGCTGGTACTTTGACAATCGCCAATAGAAGTATTGATGGAACTATTAAGGTTGAGCATGGAATTGATTCCAATATTCAACCATATGAAGTTAATGGTGTTTCTCTTACCAGAATCAACACAACTCATGATGTTCCATCAACATCATATACTCTTGATGAATCTGATATTGACTTCTACTACCTTGAGGTTGACAGAAGTTTGGAATCACCTACCATTAGAGACAGTGGAGCAAATCAACTTTCATTCAGAACTGAAAAAGGATTTGGTGGAGATACCGTTGGTATTTCTCAGAACTGTCAGTTTAGCAGCATGATTCCACAATTTAATGTTATTACACCAGGTCTTGGTACCAAGATTACCTGTAATGTAAGAACTATTTCTGGAACAAGTGCTGGTGGCAGTGAAGTTTCATTCCTCGATCAAGGATATGAATCTGTTACTCTCAACAAACCAACACAGTTTAATACTCCAAGAATGGTTGCTTCCAAAGTAAATGAAGAAGCAAGATTGACAACATTACCAAGTAAAAAGTCACTCACCTTAAGAGTTGACTTTGCGACTGAAAATGAAGATCTGTCCCCAATGATGGATGCTGCTAACGCAACGTTCATTCTTGGTAGAAACAAGGCAAATAACCCTGTTAGCAATTATGTTGACGACCATAGAACCAATGAAATTATTGGTGATCCACATGGTGCGGTATTTGTAACTAAGGCAGTTTCTCTAGCACAACCAGCAACAAGTCTCAAAGTTATCATTGCTGCGAACAGACAAGAAGATGCTGATTTCAGAGTCTTCTATCAACTATTCAAGGCAGATTCTACAGAAGTCGATCAGAAGTTCGTTCCATTCCCAGGATACGATAATCTTCTTGACACTGATGGTGATGGATTCGGTGATAGAGTCAAAGATCCAGACAAGAACAGTGGTAGAGCAGATGCGTTTGTACCAGCTAATCAAAATGATCCTAACTCTTATTCAGAGTATCAGTTCAGTGCTGATAATCTTGAGCAATTTACGGCATTTGCGATTAAGGTAGTTATGAGCACATCAAATGAATCTAAACCTGTTAAACTGAGAGATTTCAGAGCAATCGCATTAGCATAATGGAAGAAGATTTGATTAGGGTAGAGGGAGAAAATAATCTCTACCGAGACCGTAAAACTGGTGCTATCGTTAATACCGATAGTGCCGGTTATAGTCACTACATGAAAATGAAACAGAAGAGGCAGACAGAACGGGAAGAACTGGATATACTTAGGAAGGATATTGAAGAGATAAAATCTTTACTCAAGGAGCTTACTAATGGACCCAAATGAAATTACTCTAGATGAGCTGACCAAGCAATTCTCTTATCAAAAGATTTCCAATGATATTGATGCCATAGATGATATTTCTCTAGTAAGAAATATTGCCAAGTCTTATGCCAAACTTTTCCTCAAACAACAAGAAGTAGTGTCTGGATTGGGACTTAAAGGAATATAAATAATTCCTAGATCCTGAAAATCTATAGTAAATGGCTGATATTAAAGTCAGGGTAGGGCAAACACCCGCAGTAAAGGTTATATCTTCTCTTGCTGGTGCTCAGGGATTATCCTTGGCTGAACTTAGCGATGTTAGTGCCTCCAACTTACAGAATGGAATGGTTCTTGTTTATAACAGTTCTATCCAAAAGTGGGAAGCAACGTTGACTCTTACACCAGGCGCAACACAGAATTTAGACATCAACGGAGGAAATTTCTGACATGGCAAGTATTATCAGGATCAAAAGATCCTCGGGTACTAGTAAACCATCTTCATTACAATGGGGCGAATACGGTTACGTAACTGGTATTGGTAGTTACGGCGGAACTAATCAATACAAGGATAGAATCTTCCTTGGTGATGACGGAACTAACGCCAATCCAGTCGGTGGTTACTTCTACACCTCCATGATGGAGCACGCCGCTGGTGCTATTGCGGGACTGGCAAATGCCAACACTAGAAACCAAGATAGAGGTGTTGTTGCGGTTCTTGCTCCAGCAACAAATAGCGGTCTTTCAGGTGCTGAATCTCTAAAGGTTGATCAGTGGAACGTAGATAATCTTAGAATTGATGGAAATGTAATTTCATCAACTGACACTGATGGGGACATTATGTTGGACCCCCATGGTGCCGGTGAGGTTCACATTCCAGACGATACATTTCTGTCATTCGGTGACGATAAGGATGCTAAGTTTGAATATGATGAGAATGGTACAGATCAGTTAAATTATACTGGTGCTGACCTTCGTATCAATGTCACAACACAATCTCTCACCAAAGATGAAGGTGCTCTGATTGTTGAAGGTGGTGTTGGTATTGAAAAGAATCTGAATGTTGGTGGAGACTATATTGTTGATGGTGCTTCGCAACTTGGCGATATCAAGATTGAAAACAACATTATTTCAACTCTTCCAAATACATCAGACATCATGTATCTGGATCCATATCCAGATGGTCTGAGCAACGAAGGTACTGTAATTGTTAAAGGTAACCTTCAGGTTGATGGTACAACTACAACTATCAACTCAACTTCTAAGACTTTAAATGACCCAATCTTCCACATTGGTGACGTAACCAGCGTTAGAACCGTAATGGCAGACGCCCTATCTGGCGTCACATCTCTGACTCTGGATTCCGTCGTTGGTATTAATACTGGTGACGCACTTTCTGGTACTGGAGTTGCTGCTAACACCGTAATTAGTTCTTACAATACTGGAACTAAAACGATTACGTTTAACAATGCCACGACTGCTGGTATTTCTACTACAGCACAAGTAACAATTACCCACGGATACGACAGCAATACCGACAGAGGTATTTCTTTCGCATTTAATACCAGTTCGGGAACTTCAAACAACAAGACTGGTTTCTTTGGTATGGACGACAGTTCCATCGCCAATAGTGCTGCTGACGCCGACAATCACGGAACTCACGCAGACGACAGCAGAAGATGGACTTATGTTCCTGATGCTTCTATTGCTAATAGCGTTGTTACTGGAACCAAAGGTTTCCTTGATATCAAAGGTATCTATTATCAGTCTGGCGATTATGCTACTGGTGGTGTCGTATACTTTGATGATACTGGTCTTCAAAGATCTACCAATGCGGTAGCATCTCCAGTTATTGCTTCTAAGCAAATCTTGACTGCTATCACAAAGAAAACATTTGACCTCAGTGTAGCAATTACAGCATCTGCTGGTGATATCATCAGACAAGATACAACTGGCGCTTATGGTGTTGTTGAGACAGGAGTTTCTGGATCAACACAAGTAAGTCTGATTGGAATTGAAGGAACATTCATTACTGGAACTAATCTCAGAAGAGAGGGTGTTGGTGGAGCAATCAGTAATCTTGCTTCAGTTCCCAATACAATTACCGACATATATACTAACAAACCCCATTGGACTTCAACTCTGGATGGGGGCACTTTCTGATATTAAATGGAAAACCAATCTGAAGTGGACGTGAATGTCCTGATTAAAATTTATAATTCTAAATTAGCAACAGCATCAAATCAAAACGTTCTTCTTGAGGCAAAGTTAGCAACTCTGTCTCAAGATTACAAAGAACAATTAGATGCTTTGCTAGAAGAAAACGCCAATCTTAAGGCACAATTAGAGACAAAGTAATATGGCAAAACCATCAACTAGACAAGGACTGATTGATTATTGCTTACGTCAACTTGGTGCTCCAGTGTTGGAAATCAACGTGGATGATGACCAAATTGATGATCTAGTTGATGACGCCATACAATATTTCAACGAACGTCATTTCGACGGTGTTGAAAAAATGTACCTCAAATATAAAATCACACAAGATGATGTAGATAGAGGAAAAGCACAAGGAACTTCTGGTACCGGTATTGTAAATACAACAGCAACCGATACTGTTGGAAATACGTTTAACTGGTATGAAACATCTAATTACATTCAGGTCCCAGATTCTGTAATTGGTATCGAAAAAGTATTTAAGTTTGATACAAGTTCTATTTCAGGTGGAATGTTTAGTATCAAATATCAACTGTTTTTGAACGATCTCTACTATTTCAATTCAGTTGAACTTCTTCAGTATTCAATGACAAAATCATATCTTGAGGATATCGACCACTTATTGACTACTGATAAGCAGATTAGATTTAATAAGAGACAAGATAGATTATATCTGGATATTGATTGGGGTTCACAACCAAAGGATGAGTTTATTGTTATCGAATGTTATAGAGCACTTGACCCCGCAACATTTACTCAGATTTATAATGATAGTTTTATGAAGTTATACCTTACTGCTCTCATCAAGAGACAGTGGGGAAGAAATCTCAGCAAATTCAAAGGAGTCAAACTTCCTGGTGGTATTGAACTGAATGGTGGAGAGATTCTCCAACAGGCAGAATCAGAACTCGCAGACATCAGGTCAAGAATGATGTCAGAGTTTGAATTACCACCCCTCGACTTTATTGGATAATGGCACTTAATCCTTTCTTTTTACAAGGGACTGCCTCTGAACAGAGATTAGTCCAAGATCTAATAAATGAGCACCTACAATTTCATGGTGTTGAAGTAACATATATTCCAAGAAAGTTTGTTAATAGAAAAACAATCATTGAAGAAGTACAATCATCAAGATTTGATGATAATTTTTCTATTGAGGCATACGTTAATAATTATGATGGATACTCTGGAGCTGGAGATATCCTTACAAAGTTTGGCGTAAGTGTAAGAGATGAACTTATGCTCACAATCTCCAAAGAGAGATTTGAGGATTTTATTGCACCATTCATGGCAGGTCAAGATGATGGAACTGATGATAGCGAACTCCCAACATCAACTAGACCAAGAGAAGGTGATCTTATATATTTCCCACTCGGACAAAGATTATTCGAAGTAAAATTTGTTGAGCATGAAGACCCATTTTACCAGTTAGGTAAAAACTATGTTTTCATGCTTAAGTGTGAACTCTTTGAATATGAAGATGAAGTTATCGATACTTCTATTAACGAAATTGATACTCAAGTTCAAGACGAAGGATATATTACTACAATCAATATGATTGGTGCAGGTAGAACAGCAATAGCATCTGCCATTATTCAAGGAACTGAAACTAGTGGTTACATTAGAGAAATTTTCTTGAATAAAGATGGTTATGGATTTACTTCCGTTCCTAAAATTGGAATTACATCATCACCAACAGGAAATGTTGGTGATAACGCAACTGCTGTAGGTGTTATCACTACAAAGGGTGGCGTCACATCTCTCGAAAAGATTCTCATCACTAATGCTGGTTCTGGATATACATCTACTCCAACAGTTACAATTACTGGAGGTGGTGGTGTAGGTGCTGCTGCTACAGCACAACTGATTACTACAGGTCAGGGTGTAATTAGAATTCTTGTTACTGATACTGGTGTTGGATACGGAACCGCACCAACGGTTACAATTTCTGGTCCACCAAATAGTGGAGTTGCCAAAACTGCTGTTGGCATTGCTTCTATTGGTATTGATGGTACTACAAATGTAGTCAAGGCAATTCTTCTTGAGACTGCTGGTGGTGGATACAGTCAAGCACCTACAGTTACTATTTCCGACCCAGAAGCAATTGTTGGTATCGGAACATTCCAGTTTAATGAAGTTGTTACTGGTTCTAGATCCTTTATCAGAGCAAGAGTTAAAGAGTGGGATGTTGATACCTTGGTCCTCAAAGTTTCCAATGTTGGAACTTCCAAGACTGCTCCAGATGGCAAGTTCTTCCCAGGAGAAATTATTATTGGTGAGACATCTGGTGCTCAGTATGTCACTAATAACTATGTACAAGATGATACTTATGATAAATATACCGAGAATGATGAATTTGAAACTCTTGGGGATAATCTCTTAGATTTCACTGAGTCCAATCCATTTGGGACATTTTAATGTTAGGAAATTATTATTACCACGAAATCGTTAGGAAAACGATTATAGCGTTTGGAACGCTGTTCAATGATATTCATATCCGCCACCAGGATGGTAACGGGAATGATATTAGTGATATGAAAGTTCCTTTGGCATACGGTCCCAGTCAAAAGTTTTTAGCGAGACTTGACCAGCAATCAGATTTGAATAAACCAATTCAAATCACAATGCCAAGAATGTCATTTGAAATGACATCGATTAATTATGACCCTAGCAGAAAGTCTAGTCTTGTTCAGACATTCAAGACTTGTGATGATGGAAGCAAGGTAAAGAAAGTATTCATGCCTGTTCCATATAACATCGGATTTGAATTAAATATTCTGTCAAAGTTGAATGATGATTCACTTCAGATATTAGAGCAAATTCTCCCATACTTTCAACCACATTTCAATTTGACTATTGATCTGGTTGATTCTATTGGCGAAAAAAGAGATATTCCTATTATTCTTGAGTCTGTTAATTTCCAAGATGATTATGAAGGAAATTTTGATACAAGAAGAGCACTGATTCATACATTACAGTTTACTGCTAAAACATATCTGTTTGGTAATATCGCAGACAGTAGTGATGGACTTATTCGTAAGGTTCAAGTTGATATGTACACAAGTACAGATACTAAAACTGCCAAGCGCGAAATGCGATATACAGTTACACCAACATCAAAAATTGACAGAAACGATGATAATGTAATTAACGAAGCGGATCATAAGTTGCTACAACCTGGAGATGATTTTGGGTTTAGTGAGAATTGGGAATTCTTTAACGATGGTAAGACCTATAGCCAAGTTCGCCAAACTGACATTTAATAACCATGAGTAATAATTATGAGTCCATTGACAACGCACTTGATATTGAAAGTAGCATTGTTGAATCAAAACCAATGAAACCTGCTCCCCCCAAGGAGGAGAAAAATGATATAAAGAAAGATTATGAATATACACGTGCTAATTTATATTCTCTTATAGAAAAGGGTCAGGAAGCAATCAACGGTATTATGGAACTTGCGGGTGAAAGCGCAAGTCCTAGAGCATATGAAGTTGCTGGTCAACTTATCAAGAGTGTTGCTGATACTACTGATAAGTTAGCAGACCTTCAAAAGAAATTAAAAGATTTAGAAGAAGATAATACCAAGAAAGGTCCAAGCAACGTCACAAATAATGCTTTGTTTGTTGGATCTACAAGTGAGTTATCAAAACTACTCAAACAAGGTTTTCTAAATAATACAGAAGATACTCCCAAATAATGGCGAAGAAATCCTGTAAAAGGGGATATTATTATTGTTACGCTTCAAAGAAGTGTAAGAAAATTCCTATGGGATATTATGTAGGTAGTGGCGGTTGGCTTCGTAAAGAAGAAGAAAAAGAAGACACTGAGGGTAAAAAGAATGGGAATGGAAATGGTTCAAATGGCAATGGAAGTGGGAGCGGGGACTCTAATGGGGGCTCTGATGGCGGAGGAGTATCGGAAGGTTGGAGCGCAAAATATAAAAGGTCAATCGATTGCGACAATCCAAAAGGGTTCTCTCAAAGAGCACATTGTAAGGGAAGAAAGAAAATGACCGAAGAGAAAAAAGAAGGTTGCGACCATGAAGTCGTAATGGCAAGAAAGCAAGTCAAGAAGTCCATGGACAACTTGAAAAAACTTGCTAAGGTTCTTGCGAAAAAATCTGAGTGTGAGGATCTTCCCGCTTGGGTTCAGGCAAAAATTACTGACACCGAACATAATACCGACGCTGCTGCTAGTTATATGAGCGAAGGTAGACGCGATGGTAAGTCTGCCAAGGATAAAGATTATTCACTCCGTGACTGGTTTAAAGGTGGTGGATGGGTTCAAGTATCAGGAAAATATAAGGGTAAACCTTGTGCCAAACAACCTGGTCAGAAAACAAAGCCATTCTGCCGTGATGCTGATGATGCGGCAGCAATGTCTACAAAAGAAAAGAAGAGAAGGACTGCTAAGAAGCGTAAAGAAGATCCAAACTCTAATAGAAAAGGTAAAGCAAAAATTGTAACAGCATCATATTCTAATTGGAGAGCAGAATTACAGCAACTTGATGAGCTTGCTCCAGTTGCTGTTGCTGCTGGTCTCACTGCTCTTGCTGCTGCTCCTTACCTTGCCAAGAGATTTTTAACAAAAAAAGTTAATAAGGCAATTGAACGTGGAAGAAATGAACTTCACCTTAACAACAAACCTTTTGGTGCTGGAGCAAGAGGTTTAGATAAACAATCTTTTGAACTAGAAGGTCAACT